GTGCTCTTCCGATCTCCCTCCTTTTTTCGCGTATACATCCCCAGAAATTTTTCGGGGGGCCGATTTTGTGAGGGAATTTGCTTCGCGCAGCGGTCGACCGTGGTCCGCTCGAGGTGTTTTGAAAAGTTGAAAATCCAAAACTGAATTTTCGCCATGATTTTTTTTAGAATTTTGATCTTCAAATTGGAGGGTTTTACTGATGCCTCCAGTTCGTAAGCCTGCCGCAAAACGGCAAAATCGCATCACGCAAGACATTGGGATGGTTACTGCTCCAGTGAAATTGCCTGCGCCTCCGGCCAAGATTTGTAAGGCTGCGAAGGATGCTTGGAATGCGTATTGGGGTGATGTGGTTGCCGGGTCCGTGCGTGAAGCGGATGCACCGTTGGTCCTGCGATGGATTTCCAACCTTGATCGATATAACAAGCTGATTGCGCAGGCGGATGCTGAGCCGATTGTGGCTGGTTCAACTGGGCAGAAGCGCGCTAATCCTATTTATGACTTGGCGTTTAAATTAGAGGCAAGTATCAAAGCTGATGAGCAGCAACTTGGTATTGGTCCGTTGAATCGTTTAAAACTTGGCATGGCTATTGGGGAAGCGTCCCGATCACTGGCGGACTTAGAGACAGAAGGCGACAATGGCGAGGACGATCCACGCCTCACCCTCATTGCAGGAGCAGTCATTACCGACTGAGATTCCTTGGCCTGATGGGGTGGCTAAGCCGTTGAGTCATCCTGCGTTGACTACCGCTCCGAGCGATGGTCCGAAGGTGATTCGTTGGATTGAGAAGAATTGTCGATATGGCGAGGGTGACCGTTTTGGTCAGCCTGTGCGTTTGGACATGTTTCAGAAGATTTTTTTGATTTGGTTGTTTGAGTTGAAGCCTGATGGTTCGCGTAGGTATCGGCGCGCGATGCTGGAGGTTCCTAAGGGTAACGGTAAGACTCCGATTAGTGCGTGGGTTGTTGCTTACTTGTTGTCTACGCAGCAGTCTGCGGTTATTCCGGTGGCTGCTGCGTCTTATGAGCAGGCTGATTTGTTGTTTGGTGACTTGCGGAACTGTGTTCGTGAATCTCCTACGTTGTCTCCTTTGTTGGATGCGTTTGAGGGTGAGATTCAGGTCAAGGGTGGTCCGGGTCGCGCGTACAAGGTTGCGGCTGTTGCTGGCACGAACGATGGGCAGCGTCCGAGCGCTTTTGCAGCTGATGAGATTCATGAGTGGACGGGCAATAAGGCTCGAGTTCATTTGGTGATTGCTAACGGTGCTACGAAGCGCGCTGATTCACTGATTTTCAATACGACTACTCCTGGCGCGGATCTTGATTCGATGGCTGGCCGGATGCACGAGTATGGGTACAAGGTCAACAACGGTGAAGTTGTGGATCCTGAGTTTTTGTTTGTGCATTGGGGTGCTGACCCTGACCAATTTGACTTGTCGGATCCTGACCAGTTGAAGGCGTGTATTCGTGCTGCAAATCCTGCAGCTGACTCGTTTTTGAATGTGGATGATGTTGCTTCACGGTTTTATCAGATTCCGTTGTATGAATTTGTGCGCTATCACCTTGGCCAGTGGACGACGGTGTCTGAAACTTGGTTGCCTCCGGGTTCGGCTGAGGAGATTGTGTATCACAATGAGATTCCTGATGGCCATGAAGTGGTTATCGGTTTCGATGGTTCGTTCAACAATGACGCGACAGCGATTGTGGCGGTGTCTGTCCCTCGTGATGGATCGTCCCCACATGTGCAGGTTGTGGCGAACTTTGAGCGCCCAGAGAACGCGCGCGCGGACTGGAAAGTGCCCATTCTTGATGTTGAGGATGAGTTACGGGAAGCGTGTAGGCGTTGGCAGGTGTTGGAGATTGCGTGTGACCCGTTTAGGTGGGCTCGTACGTATCAGATCCTTGAGGCTGAGGGTTTGCCAATTGTTGAATTTAGCCAGTCGTCCGTGCGGATGACTCCGGCGACTACTTCATTTTATGAGGCTGTGGTCAATAAGCAGGTGACTTTGGATGGTTCGCCTGCATTGATGCGGCATCTTGGAAATGCAACGCTTCGTAGTGATGCTCGCGGTACTCGTATCGCTAAGGATCACAAGAATTCGTCTCGCAAGATTGACCTTGCGGTGGCGGCGATCATGGCATTTTCACGCGCCATCTACAACATGCAAGCCCCTGCGAAAGCGTCTGTGGGCTTCATTGACTTTGACGAACTATAGGAGCATTCATGATTTCGGTTTCAGACATTCTTGAGCTTGCAGGTTTTGCATTCTTGAGTGTTGCCGCGTTCATGGTGGGGATTCCTCTTGGCCTTGCGGCTGTGGGTGTTTCGCTGTTGCTGTTTGGTTTGTCGTTCGCGGATAAGGACGAATCATGAGCATTTTGCGTCGTGCAGCTGGACGGGAAGCCCGTTCAATCGCCTACGGGCAAGGTGACCCATATGCGATTCCTTCCAATGGGACGCTCGCTTCGTATGCGTCTAGTGGTGTTTCGGTTGATAAGCAGACAGCGATGTCACTTTCAGCGGTGTGGGCCTCGGTCCGGATCCTGTCGAGTGTGGTTGCTTCTACTCCGATCAACACTGTTCGTGTTGAGGACACAGGCAAGGTTCGTAAGGTCGCGCAACATCCGTTGATTGCTAACCCGTTCGGGAACGTGAATGGGGCCCCACTGGATCGTCAGGTGGGTTTTGAGCAGATGATGGTCAGTAAGTTGCTGCGCGGCAACTCTTACAACCTCATTACTGAGTATGACCGTCGTGGGACTCCTACCCAGATCATGCCGATCGACCCGGACATTGTTCGCGTGGATCCGCTGGGTGGTTTGGAGAAGCGTTTCTGGATTGCCGGTAAGCAGATTCATTCTGATGAGATTGTGCATGTGCCCGCGTTGTCGATGCCAGGAGCAATTGTTGGTATCAGCCCGGTGGCATATTTGCGTGAAACGATTGGTTTGGGTCTTGCGACTCAAGAGTTTGGTGCACGGTTCTTTGGTAATGGCGCGACAATGTCGGGCATTGTTGAAGTTGACGGTGATTTAGATCCGGATGCTGCACGCCAGTTGAAGGAACGTTTCACTACTCGCCATTCTGGTTTGCGTAACTCTCACGGCATCGGTGTCTTGACTGGTGGCGCAAAGTTTAAGCCGATCACGATTGCACCAAATGAGGCTCAGTTCATTGAGTCGATGCAGTACAACGTTTCGGCAGTGGCCATGATCTTTGGCATCCCTCCTCATTTGTTGGGAAACACTCAGGACGTGTCTGCAGCGTGGGGTGCTGGCGTTGAGCCGCAGAACCGCGCCTTCCTGACGTACACACTTCGCGCTTGGTACACGCGCATCGAGAACGCACTGTCCAACCTTCTCCCTGATGGTTTGGAAGCACGTTTCGATACGCAAGACCTGTTGCGCACGGACGCAGCTGCACGCTCGCACTTGTATTCCAGTGCTCGTGTTGCTGGCTGGATGACTACGGATGAAATCCGTGACATCGAGGGCTTGGACCCAATTCCGGGCGGCGACCGTATTGACCAACCACTCAACTCCGCGCACAACGGCGACATTGCGCCGACCGCGCCTGCAAGCAACTAAGGAGCCACCTAATGGCCACAATCGAACGGCGCTCGCTGCCAATTGACTTGGAATTCCGTGACAGTGCAAACACGATCACTGTCGAGGGTTATGCGTCAGTGTTCAGCCAGCCATATGACATGGGTATGTATCACGAGGAAATTGCTCCTGGTGCGTTTCGGAAAACTCTTTCGGAAACCCCTGACGTGCGTTTCCTCATCAATCATGAGGGTTTGCCGTTGGCTCGTACAACGTCGGGAACTTTGGAACTGTCTGAGGATTCAACGGGTTTGCATATGCGTGCCCAGTTGGATCCTGCGGATCCTGATGTGGCCCGGATTGTTCCGAAGATGCGTGCCGGGAATCTTGATCAGATGAGTTTTGCGTTTCGTACGGTTAAGGATGAGTGGTCGAGTGATTACACGCAGCGCACGATGCGCGAACTGTCTTTGCGTGACGGTGACGTGTCTGTCGTGACTTATCCGGCTTCGCCAACTACGTCGATCAGTCTGCGCAATGCTCAACGCAAAATGGCTGCAGCACCCCTTCTGGCTCGCGTAATCGCGTCCCTGCAGGAAGAACGCGCTGGCGCTTCAATTAGTGCAGCGAACCTTGATGCGTTGCAGAAGATTCTGGACGCTATTGCTGCAGCTGACGTGGAGTTAGATCAGGCGCTTGTTGACTTGTCGGGACTCATGGGTGTTCCAAACCCTGACGAGGACATGATGGCAGAGTCTGAAACTCCAGAAGAAGACATGTCTGAGGGCATGGATTCTGAAATGGAAGAAGAAGGCGAAGAAGAAGGCATCGATATTGATGTCTTTATCGCTATCGCACGCGCTCGAGCACTTGCCAGCGCGACTGCTGCACAACGCAGCACCAAATACCTCCGCTGATCACAGCGGATTCGCCAAGCCGGAACAACCGATCCAAGCCGCTTTCGGGCACTTGGTTTCCTCGGCATGTCACCACTCGGCACACCCCATAAATCACTTCAACGTCCCTGAAAGGACTAGCAATGAGCCGTATTTCAGTTCTTGCAGAGAAGCGCACTGCGGTGCAGGCCGAGATTGATGCTCTTTCAACCTCGCTCGAAACCGAAGCCCGTGCATTCACTGCAGATGAGCAAAGCAAGTTTGATGGCCTGATTTCTGACGCGCGTTCAATCGACGCAGAGATCAAGTCACTTGAAGAAGCAGAAGAATCACGCGCAGCTGCAGCATCTGTTGCAACCAAGCATGGTTTGACTGGCAGCATCACGGTCAAGGATCCTGAGGTTTACCGCGCAGGCGGTCAGGCTTCATACTTCCGCGACCTTGCACTCGCTACCGTCCGTACTGACCGTGACGCGATTGATCGTCTTTCACGCAACGACAAGATGGTTGCAGAATCACGCGCAATCAACACCACAGACGGATCGGGAGGCGACTTCGTTCCTCCCGTATATTTAACCCAAAGCTGGATTGCGCTCGCGCGTGCCGGTCGGGTCGTGGCCAACGAAATCACTTCACAGCCACTTCCTGCAGGCACAGACTCCATCAACCTTCCAAAGGTTGTCAGTGGGTCAGCAGTAGAGCCAGTTGCGACTCAGGGCAGCGGCATTCAGCAGACTGACATCACCACCGGAACTGTCACCGGTCCAGTAGTCACCCTTGCTGGCGGTCAGACTGTTTCACTCCAATTGTTGGAGCAGAGCCCCGTAAATATGGACGAGGTAATCCTTCAAGACCTTGCTGCAGACTATGCATCAAAGTTGGACCGTCAGGTCATCTACGGTACGGGACTCAATGGTCAAATGACCGGCATCCTTACCCTCACCAACACCAATGCAGTGACCTACACATCAACCACTCCAACGGTTGCTGGTCTCTACAGCAAGATTGCAGAAGCAGTCAAGGGCGTTCATGAGAACCGTTTCCTTCCTGCTACGCATATCTTCATGTCACCACGTCGTTGGGCTTCATTGATCGCTGCAAGCGATTCAACTGGTCGCCCTCTCGTAGTGCCAGCAGCTGGCGGACGCTACAACACCATTGCAGGTCAGGATGCTGTTGCTGCAGAAGGTTACGTTGGTGAACTCCAGGGTCTTCCTGTCTTCATCGATGCCAACATTCCAACCAACCTTGGAACAGGCACGAACGAGGATCGCATCATTGTTGCTCGCGCATCTGATGCATTCCTCTACGAAGGCAACGTGCGTGCCGAAAGTCTTCCTCAGACTTACGGTGCGAATTTGCAGGTACTTGTTCGCATGTACTCGTATACAGCCCTGATTGCAAATCGTTACCCAAAGAGCTTCTCGGTTATCGGTGGCAGCGGTTTGTCTACACCTACTTTTTAAGTAGGAATCCACTCTCTACAGGGGCAGTCATATATCGGGCTGCCCCTGTAGTCACCACACACTTTTCTAAGGAATCAGGGCTTGCATGAGAACCCGTGACCGCGTTTCAATTGGTTGGGCTGACCCCGGCCATGTTGACGGTGAATTCGCTGTAAATATTGCTCTACTGTCCACGGCGCGATCTAGCGTGCTTGGACCATTGATTCGTGTTGAAGGATCCGCGCTCATTTCGCGTATCCGCAACGAGATAGTCCAAACGTTCTTGGACAAAACAGATTCCGCATGGCTGTTGATGATCGACTCTGACGAAGTCCTGACCGTTCAGGCTTTCGACAAGTTGATTGCAACCGCGCACGATAAAACCCATCCGATTGTGGCCGGGTTGTATTTCGGTGCGTTTAGCCAGGAGGATTCCGCTTACCCAGTTCCAGTGCCGCTGATTTACCGTGCGAAGGAACATGGGTATCTACCTGTTGATGATTATCCGCAGGACAAAGTCATTTCTATTGATGCAGCCGGAACTGGTTGTCTCCTCATTCATCGCAGTGTGCTCGAGGCTATCCGCGCGACTGCGACGGTGGATCAGGGACCGAATTGGTGCTGGTTTCAAGATGAGCCCATCGGTGGTCATTGGGTTGGTGAGGATCTCATGTTTTGCCGAAAGGCAATTGCTGCAGGTTTCCCTATTCATGCTCACACTGGCGCGGTTCTTCCGCATCGCAAGCGTTTCTGGTTGACGGATCGCCATCATTCAATTGATCGGCGTGCCCGTGCAGCTGCCCAAAACTGACGAAGGACATTCCATGAATTTACCTGCTTGGAAGATTGCGGATATTAAAGCGATCACTGGCATTGCTCCTGACGTTGAGCCAGAACCAGAAGCCCTAGAAGCCCCTGTGAAGCCCGTAAAGGAACGCGCAGTGCGCAAGGTCACCACTGAGAAGGCGGTGGCCCAGTGACTGCCCCAACCGTGCTGGTGACCCTTGCGGAAGTCAAGACACATTTGAACAAAACTACGACGACTGATGACACTGAATTGCAGGGTTTCATTGACGCTGCAACACCTGTCATTGAGAACATTGCTGGACCTGTGATTCCACAAACTCGCGTGGAGTACTACAACGGTGGACAGTCGCAAATTAATTTGAACTGGCTGCCTATCGCGTCGGTGACGAGCATTGTTGAAACGTACGGTCAAACGAACTACACACTGACCGAAATTCAACTTGGTGGCGTGTCTACCGGGTTTGGTTTCACTGTTGACTATGCGACCGGGAAAGTTGTCCGCCGCGCATACAACGCAGAAGCCATGTTCCCGGTGGGAACGAACAACGTGAAAGTGACGTACGTTTCAGGTCGCGCAACGGTCCCAGCAAACGTCCGTCTGGCAACGTTGATGCTCATTCAGCACCTTTGGTCAAGTTCACAGCTGAACAAGAATGGTGGTCGCCCGTCATTTGGTGGCGATGACACGTTCACTGTGGGTGCTGGGTTCGCTGTGCCGAACCGTGTGCGTGAACTTTTGCAGCCTTCGCCTCGTGTTCCCGGTGTCGCCTGATGGCCACCAGTACCGTCCCAGCGGCGGTCGATGGGCTTCTCGCGCTCCTGGCTGCATCTACAGACCTCACCGGCGTGCTCATCATTGATGGGCAGCCAACAATTGAAGTGCCACCTGACTATGTTGCAATTGGTTTTGCGGATGATGCTGGCGATTCGATTACCGGCAGGCAGGATCCTGCGTCACTTGGCAACATGCGACGCAAAGAGGAATACACGATTGCATGTGAGATTTCAGCCTGGACTGGTGAAACTGACATGAAGTCGATGCGTGACCGTGCTTTCACTTTGATGGCTGGTGTTGAAAAGGCTGTCCGTGCGGACGGCACGCTCAATGGTGCTGTCGCATTCGCGGACTTTGGTGACTCAGTCAATGTTGCTCAAGTTCAAACACAGCAAGGCGCTGTTGTCGTCATCAAATTCACTATCGAAGTCAAAATCACTCGTATCTAGGAGACCCCAGCAATGGATATCAAGAACATTTCACCTCTTGGCGATCTCATCATCCCGGTACTCGGCCTTGAGGTCGCTGCCGGTGCGGTGGTCACGATCATTGACGAGACTGTCGCAGCTTCACTGCTCGAGCAGTCCGACAACTGGGTTGTCGCCAAGACCCCTAAAACCTCACCTGCCGCACCGGTCGATCCGGTCCCTACGGCCTAACCACTAGGAGAATCAAATGGCAATTGGAGCCGGTATCGGTGCTCAACTGGGCATCGTCACAGAAACCACTTTCAACACTTATGTAACCGTGAGTCGTTTTTACGAATTCACATCAGAAAACTTGCAATACAACAAGAAGACTGCAGTGGGCATGGGCCTTCGCGCAGGCGGTTTGCTTCCACGTTCACAGCGTCGCGTTGTGACCACGTTTGATGCAGGCGGCGACATAAACCTTGATTTGCCTACGCGCGGACTTGGTTTACTCCTTTCGCATGCTATGGGTTCAGCACCGTCACCTGTGACTGTGTCAACGGGTGTCTACTCGTACACCTTCACTCTTGGTGATGTGTACGGGCGTAGTTTTTCAGCACAGGTTGGTGTGCCACAGTACGGCGGCACAGTCGTACCGAAGACCATTACCGGCGCGAAGATCCAGTCATTCGAGTTGGCTGTCGCTAACGCTGGAATTGCAACCGGCAAGTTTACGGTAGATGCAGCAAACTTCGTCACCACTCAGACCCTTGCTACTGCTTCCTATTCACTTAACGGTTCAGTATTTCATTTTGCTCAAGGTTCGGTCACCCTTGATGGGTCATCAATTGCCAACGTGAAAGATTTCTCACTCACTGTTGACAACACTTTGAAACAAGACCGTTTCAACCTTGGTGGCCTTGGCGCTAAGAGTGAGCAAACCATTAACGGATTCCGCAAGGTATCTGGCAAGTTGACTGCAGAATTTACTGACGCAACCTTGTTGAACAAGTTCCTGACGGATTCGTCAGCTGCACTGGTGCTCTCATTCGTGGGCAACACCATTGCGTCGACCTACAAGGACACGTTGACTGTCACGATTCCTGCAGCAAAGTTTGATGCTGATACACCGAACGTGACTGGACCAGGCGTTGTTGACCTGTCTATGTCATTCGAGGTCTACGACAACGGTACAGACGCTCCTGTGACTGTCTTCTACCAGACGGCAGATGCGGCCCTGTAATGATTGACGCGAAAGACATGGACTACCAAGTTTTCTACCAAAACATTAGAAAACTAGACAAGGCAGTCGGTCTGGAACTTCGCAAAAGTCTTACCGCTATCGCGCGACCCATCGCAGACGAAGTCAAGGCCGCCGCTCTTGCTCAACCGAGCAAGGGCGGCGAGTCCTTGAAACACAAAAAAGGCCAGTCTGATGGGTTACGTCGTGGCATTGCTCGTGCTGTACAAATCAAAGTTTCCGCATCGAGGAAAAACAAATTCTCGATCCGTATCCGCGTATCTGGCACAGCATTTCGCTCTGCTACTGGAAAACCAGCGACTCTTCCCCGCTACTACGAAGGTTTAACGAAAAAGAATTGGCGACATCCAATCTTTGTCAAAGCAGCTGATCTACCAGGTGACGGTGCTTGGGTTACCCAATCTCCGCGCCCGTTCATGCTGAAAACCATTGTTCCTCACAAACGCCGCGTGGCTGACGCAGTGCTCAAAGCATTCGTTCACGCATACGCAGAAACCACTAGAAAATAAGAAAGAGAGTTGCGACATGCCAGTTTCCATCCGTGGGATTTCCTATCCACTTCCAAAAGAAGACGGACGCAGTGGTCCCACAGGTATTGAAATCGATGAAGTTGAAACCTATTTTGGTGTCGACTATCAGGATCTCATGGCTTTGCTTATCGATTCAGAAGATGGCAAGCCTGCCCCTGTTGCGAAAAAGGGTTGCACAAAGAATCGTGCTCTGTATTCGCTTGTTTGGATTTGCGTGAACCGCGTGGATCCATCGTTCACCATTGCTGACGCAATGCAGTTCGGGGTTGATGAGCTGGATTTCTCTACTGAGGAAACGAAGGCTGTTGAGTCCCCAAAAGATACGGAGTCCCCAGTGGAGGAATCCGTACCCGAATAAGGAAATACCTTCCACTTTTGTTGCACACATATGGGGGATTGACCCCCGAAATTGTCTGGAACCTTGACCGGCAAACACTCGATGATCTGATTTTTGCCGCGATCAAAATGAACAATCCAGATTCCAATGATTATGACTAGGAGGCGATTCTTATGGCTGATACCTCACTAGGTTTCAATCTCATTGGTCGTGACGTTTCAGCAACCAAGGCTTTGCAGGGCGTTGCGAAAGAAGCAGCGAATACGGGTGGCTCTTTTAAGAAGATTGGTGAGATTGCCGCTGGAGTTTTCGGCGGCAATCTCATGGCCAATGCTGCATCCAGTGTCATGAACTTTGGCAAGGAGTCACTGAACGCTTTTCAGGATGTTGGCAAAGAAGTCATCAAACTGCAGCGTTACACGGGTGGCACTGCTGAGGAAATGTCGAAACTGCGGTTTGCAGCTGAGGAGACAGGTGTTTCCACAGACACTCTGGCTCTTGGTCTTGGCAAGATGGAGAAGTCCGCTGCAGGTAGCAGCAAAGCTTTTGATGCTCTTGGTATTTCCACTAAGGAATCCAACGGGCATTTGAAGAATGCTACTGACTTGTTTATGGAGACTTCTCAAAAGATTTCTGAACTTGGTAATGGTACGGAGAAGACTGCCGCAGTGATGGGCATTTTTGGCCGTAACGGTATGGCTTTGCTGCCAATGCTCAACAAAGGCAAAGAGGGCATTAGTGAATTCGCGGCAGAAGCCCAGAAAATGGGACTCGTTCTCACCAATGACAACCTCGTAGCAGTCAAAGCCAACATTCAGGCACACCGAGAGTTCGATGCTTCCGTGAAGGGAATGCAGGTTCAACTAGGTCAATACTTGTATCCAGCATTGACCGCGATAACTGCCGGTTTCGCGCAAATCGTTCCAGTCATTGCTGATCATCTCAAGCCAGCATTCGCCGCTGTCGGTCAAGTAATGTCGGTTGTAGTTGACATCATCACGAACTATGCGATGCCTGCCCTGAGTTGGCTTGCGGACATTATTTCCCAAACTCCCACGCCAATCCTCGCGATGGCTGCCGCGTTCGCGGTTATGTCATCAAGCATTGGTCAATCATTCTCAGCAGCGATCCTTGGAGCAGTGGCTTCACTGCGTGGGATGCTCACGCAAATCAAGTTCAATGTGCAATTCACAAAACTTCTCGCAGTAGAGCAAGCAGCTGCTGGCGCATCGACTGGCATTTTCAGCACTGGCATGGCTATGGCTGGAATTGCCGCTCAAGGTCTTGCCGCTGCCGTTAAGGGCGTATTCGTTTCCCTTGGTCCGATCGGGCTAGCAATTGGTTTAGCCGCTGGCGCGATGGCTTTGTTTACGAATAAGTCACAGGCTGGCAATGCCGCGACTGAGGCTTGGACCCAGTCTCTGTACGACCAGAACGGTGCACTCGTTGCTAACGCTAAGGCACTGGCTGCCGCTGGGCTTGCTAAGGATGAAACCCTTGCAAAGAGTGCTCAGTTCGGTATCAGCACTGCTGACATCACCAAGGCACTTTTGGGCGATAACAAGCAACTGGAAGCAATCAAATCCAAGTTGCGTGGCGTTGTTGGTCAAGAGACGCAATACACAGGCGACCGTTTGTCTCCTGGCTATGTGCAAAGTGATGCAGTTGCCAACGCTGAAACAGCAAAAGCGATCCTGTCAGCACTTGACGGCAGCAAGTCCGGTTTGGATTCTGCCGCCGCCACAGCCAAGCGCACACGCGAAGCATTGCAAGCGCTCGGTCAGACAGTGACAACAGTTCCAACGGGACTCAAAGCCACTGGTGGGGCGGCTAAAGCGACAGCGGCAGAGTTCGTAATCCTCGACACAGCAATGTTGGGAACTCTAGACAGCGTTGATCTAGGAATCGGCAGTCTGAGCAAGTTAGGCAGGTCGCTGGGCGGTGTTCTCATTGCAAATTTCACTGCAGGAATCCGTGCAGCTGGAAAAGTCACGAAAGACACTGCGTCAGCGTTTACTGATCTGGCCAACGAAATCAAATCTAATTTCACTAAAGCCTTAGCGGACGCTAACAAACAACTCGATGATGCTGTTGCCGCATTCAACAATTACCGGGATCAAATCTCAGGCAGCATTTCGTCAGGTAATGAACTTGCTGATGCAGCAAGTGCACAGAGCGCAGCGATCCAAGCAGTCGCAGACGCAACCAAAGCACAGGCTGACGCTCAACTTGCGTTGAACGAAGCAAAAAAAGGCGAAGATACAACAACGATCGCAACAGCGCAGAAAACTTACGATGAGGCTTCTGCAACGCTTGCGGATGCAACGAAAAAGCAAGGGTCATTCATTGACTTCCTACAAATCGGTGCTGATACCGCAACGGAATTCTCCAAGCAAATCGATCAACTACGCATTCAGGGTGCCACACTTGCCCTGACCCAGCAGGTCGCTGCGCTTGGTGCAAAGACCGGCGGTCGAATCGTTGCTGAATTGATAGCAGGAACACAAGGTGGCATCCAGAAAGCCAACGAACTGATCCAAACAGTCGTTGACGTTTCGCAAGCTGCGGGTGTTGCTGCAGCCACTCAGTTCTTCCAAGGTGGCATCAATGCTGCACAAGCCCTCGTTGAAGGTTTGAAGTCTCAACTTCCAGCGATCCAATCAATGCTGCAGTCCATTGCGGACATGATTAACGCAGCAATGCACACTGATTTGAAAGTGGATCTGGGTGCTGACACGACTATGAATGTCAGTCCTCAGGTTGCGGCGCTCATCGACCAGATCGGTGCTCCATCCCAGTACCAGTCGTACACGGGTGGAGCCACGGACTACTTGCGTGGATTGATTCCTGGCTATGCGACTGGTGGCGTGTTTAGTCCAGTTTCTGGCGGTCACGTTATTCGTGTCGCAGAAGGTGGCGAAGCGGAAGCCGTTGTTCCTCTCAGCAAAATGGGGACAGGCGGAATTAACGTGACCGTGAATGTGGGTGGCTCAGTAGTTCAGGAGCAAGATCTCGCTATTTCGGTTCGTGACCAGATCGCGCAGCTCATTCGCAGGCGTGGCGGTAACCCAGCAATCCTTGGAGTCTAAATGCCAATGTATGACGGTTCGGTAAGCCCGACCATCACGGTGTCATTTGATACGGGCCAAATCGGATTGTTTACTCTCGGTATTTCGCCCCTCGACGGTACTGACGTTCTTGGCACTTACACACCAACGTGGAGTGCAGTAACGAGCACAGATATTCGTGCTATCAGTATCCGTCGGGGGCGCACCCGTGAGGACCAACTGGTCCAACCGGGATCGCTCACTGTGACGCTCGATAACCGTTCAGCAAAATACGACCCAGATAACACTGGAAGTCCGTACATGTGGAACGGCTACTCGATGCTTACGCGCGGGATGGAAGTCAAGGTTGAAGCAACATGGGCAGCAACTCCTTACACCTTGTACCGGGGTTACCTCGAGCAGATCGAAGTGGACCAAAGCCTTGACCCAGTAGCAGTCCTAACGTTCACGGATGCGCTGGCTTGGTTGGGTTCGCAAAACGTTGCCGCTATCGCTAGCAGTTTCGCTGCTGACACGACAGCAACACGCGTGGGCCGCATTCTGGATGCAGTGGGTTGGGACGCGTCCCTACGGTCCCTCACAGGCTCTAGAACAATGCTGGCAACTACTTACGGGGACACGGCATTAAACCTCGCTGAGCAGGCCACGTCGTGCGAATACGGGCGGTTCTTCGCTGACCGGACTGGCCAGATTGTGTTGATGCCTTACGAGTCAACATTCACCACCACAAACCGGTTGACATTCAGTGATGACCGCTCCGATGGCACGATTGAATATGACACGATCAAAACTTCGCCAGGAGCAAAGTATTTGGCTAACACAGTCATTTTGACGCAGACTTCTGGAACGACTCAGACGTACACCAACAGCCTGTCTGTTGCGCGTTACGGCACATACAACCGCAACATCACTGCTCCTATTGATGACAACACGATTGCAGCTACGTTGGCTCAGATTGTTGGTGACAAGTGGGCGTATCCACAAACTCGCGTGGAGTCCATCGAGTTTGATGCGCTTGGCCTTGGCACGATTTGGCCGTCCTTACTTCAAACAGATTTGGGCGACAATTCGACAATTAACCGCACTACCGTTGATGGCCGTGCCCGTACTTATCGTGCCCTCATTGAGTCAATCAATCATGATTTGACTCCGTACAACTGGCGAGTGTCTATGGATCTTTCGCCAGCATCTAGCTCTATCTATTTCACGCTTGGAACATCTTTGCTTGGTGGCACTGATGGCCTTTATTACTAGGAGAAATCATGGCTGTAATTAGCACATGGACTAACGGCACAACTGTTAGCGCCACCGATCTAACTGACACATTGGCGAGCAAAATGAGTTATGCGTTACCGACCAATGCGCAAACTGGCACGACCTACACCTTTGTTCTACTGGATGCAAACAAGTTAGTAACGGCTTCCAATGCGTCTGCCAGCACTTACACAATCCCTTTACAGTCCTCAGTCGCTTGGGTCGCTAACACTGTCCTACGGCTTACTAATCTTGGTGCTGGCGTGGTGACTATCGCGGGCGCGGGTGGTGTCACGGTGACGAATACGGCGGCGACAGTCGCGCAGTACGGTTCAGTGAACTTGATCCGTACTGGTTCAGATGCTTGGACTGTTGTCCCTTTCTCAGGTGGTAGCGCGGCGGCGACCGTATCCGCGACTACCGGCAGTCCAACAATTACGACGGTCTCAGGCAAAACTCTTTATCAGTTCACGGGGTCGGGATCAATAACGATCGGCACAGCCGGAATATGTACGGTGCTGGCAATTGGCGGCGGCGGCGCTAGTGGTATTGCTCAAGGTGGTGGCGGTGGCGGCGGCCAAGTGCTTTCTCTGACAAATGTTTATTTAGCAATAGGAAGTATTTCGGTAACTGTTGGCGCTGGTGGTTCGGCAACAAGTGGCGCAGGAAATCAAAGCGCCTTTAATTCTTTAATCGCAGTCGGTGGCGGCGGTGGTGCAAGCGGATCATCTTTAGCAATTATTGGCGGCGCTGGCGCTTCAGGCGGCGGCGGCGGATCGGCGGCTGGAGTTTCAACCGGCAATGGTGGAACTGGCCTAGCCAGTGGATACAACGGCGGCAATGGCGGGACTGACGGTTCCACCTACAGATCAGGTGGTGGCGGTGCTGGCGCTGGCGCTGCTGGCACTAACTATTCAACAAGTACCGCTGGTTCAGGTGGTGCAGGGCTTGCTAATTCGATCACCGGCTCCTCTGTTACTTATGCCGGTGGTGGTGGTGGTTCTGGAAATACTGCTGGTTCAGGCGGTTCAGGTGGTGGTGGGGCTGGGTCAACTTCCACTACTGGGACTGCTGGCACAGCAAACACAGGTGGTGGTGGCGGCGGAACATACACCAACACAACTGGAGCAGCAGGCGGTTCTGGCACAGTATTTATTTTGATTGGATGATGATGGCTCACTTTGCTTATGTAATAGATGGAATTGTTCAGCGCGTGGAAACTGTGGTGACCTCTGTCATTGAGGACGAAACGGGAACACCACAGGAGGCGATTGGCCAAGCGTTCATGGTGTCTCTTTACCCTGACACGACCCCGGATCAATGGGTGAGAACGTATTACCCGGTGAATCAACCGGACCCTTATCCTCGCGGCAAATATGCAGGGCAAGGGGATTTGTGGGACGGGACAGAGTTCAAGAGTCCCGAACCGCCCGTGACCTCATCGCCTGTTTTGGTCAGTAATTAGACCGGGATTTTGCAACGGTTTAATACCGCAAAAAGCAACACCCTCTAGCCGGGGACACCCCCCTGCACTTCAGGGAAACCAAAAAGGTTTACCTACCAAATATGACTATTAACGTGGGATAACCAGTCAGTTATTCCATGTTAACCAAGACCAGGTGCAGGGTGCAGGCAGCAAGCCCACAAGGCACAAGCTGACCACACACCCTGCACCCCCCTTGGTCCGGTCACACAACGATATGACCGCAAATGTTTACGGGTGTTCCGCGTACAGTCGGTCAATGCAACATGACCCTCTTTGTCCCTCGATAGGGAACGGGCACGCCTGCCAATGCACCCTTATATATAAGGTGCGAGCCGACCAGCAAGCCCTCGACGATGCCAGGTATCCACTCGCTGACTGCCGTGACCCGTTCACTTGCTGCATCCCTGCCCATAACCCTGAGGCGTACGACGCTGCATTCACTGACGACTACTAGCCGTTAGCAAACATTCGACCCTGTGGGAATTCCTGCAGGGCTATTTGTCGTATCCATGTCCGGACACGAGCACCGGTAACGACAACACCTGCACCTAACTTTCATGTGAAACAACAAGTTTCATGCACATATCCGCACCCTGTGAAAAGCCGATTGGGGCTGACCATGCTTCTTGCATCATTCTTCGACCTAGCAAACGATGGCATCGATGCTGGCGACCTCAGTGTCCTTGCGACAGGTGTTGCTGCATTCTGTGCAGCTGTAGCCGGTATCTACTATGCAGGCCGCTGGGTTGGTGCGAAATATCGGGCACGCAAAGCACATTGCTTGCAATGGCTACGAGCTGAAATTCGCGGCATCGTGCGTCAAGAAGTTAGTGAAGCAACAAAGTCCATCCAGCCCAATGCCAACGGTGGCAAGTCACTGCCAGATGCAAACAAGAAAATCGATCTCCTCCTCGAGCACCTTGGAGTTGAGGTTCCCGAATCATTGAAAGTAAAGCCGCTTCCCACGGAAAACAAGTAACACCAACGAAGCCCCTGACAGCGTGTCTGGGGCGTTTTCTTTAGGAGACAAACATGGGCGCATGGCTCGCAACAACACCACTAGGAAGCGCGTTTAAGACGTTCCTAGCAGTCATCATTGCAGCGGCAGTTGCAGACTTCTCAACAGACGGAAACATCAGCCTCGCCCATTGGCAGACGTGGGTCATCGGTGGACTCGTATCCGCACTCCCACCAGTGATCTCCTGGCTAAACCCGGCAGATGCTCGCTACGGTCTTGGCGCAGGCGCACCAGTTGCAGTGGAAGGCCAGTAATGGCAACGACACTCAACGGTTGGGCTGGCATCAAACTTCGTATTGATCCACGCCTACGCACGATCACAGTGCCCGGAACTAAAGGCACGAAGGTCACTGTCCGGCGTGAAGCTGCGCCACTGTTTGCAGCGTTCCTTGCAGACTGGCATCGACTCATGCCGCCACGTTTGAACCTGAACGAAGGCACGAAGGCATACGGCTGGATTTACCGCGAAGCCCGCAGTGGCGCTGGCCTGTCCAACCATTCAGGTGGCGTGGCAACCGACTGCCGTTGGGACATCCTCAAAGCAGACAACCGCCGCCACATGACCCCGGCAGAGTTAAAGACACTGCAAACAATTCTCAACACTTACACGACCACAGATGGTCACCACGTGTTGTGTTCGGGTGCGTTTTGGAAACCCGGCAGCATCGACGAAATGCACACAGAACTGTCCGCGAGTTGGGCTCCCGGCGCGAAACGCAACACCACTCTCGCCGATGTTCAAAACGTAATCAAGCGGTTGAAGATTGACAACAACGGAAAGCGGCCACTGGCATGAGCCTTTTTGAAGCATTGCAAACGGAACGCGACACCTATACAGGTCCGCGATGTTCAACATGTTCGGTCTTGGACTCACTGTCCAAAGAGGATCGAAAAGCGCTGGAAATTGCGTTTGCTGATACTTCATTCTCATCTAGTGCCATTTCACGCGCGTTAAAAACTCAAAGCATCACGCTGGGCATTTCATCTATCGGCCGCCACCGTCGCGGTGAGTGCCGTAAATGAGTCTCGCGGACGCTCTTGAGGAGCTGAAATCGTTACCAGATTCCCAACCGCTGGCTGGAGGCCGCACGGCTGCCCCTAGCGGTTGGGAGCCAGGTGTGCGTTACGAAGCCAACGGCAACCAGATCGTGACCACGACAGCGATTCCACAAACAGATGACGCTACCGAAGCACTTGCAGCGATGGGTGTTGTTATTCCTGTGGGTTTTCGTGCCCGTCTTGCAGAAGCAAAATATGACCCTGCCGCGTGGACTCGGGACTCCAGTAGTCAAGACAAAGCTGTAACGCGCGCCATTTGGCGATACAGGTACGTTATCGAGGTCGCGCCAAGTGAAGTCCCTATCGATGACTTGCTGGGTTCGATTAGCCGCCGCAAATTGAAGCCCGTAAAAACAGTGGATTGTGATACGGCGTTCGTTGTCGCCGGTTACGAAACGCAGTGGGGCAAACTCGATCAAGGCGGATCCGAACAGATACTCGATAACTTATTCACATCCCACGAGAAGTCCGTAGCAATCTTTAAGGAACACAAGAAACGTGGCCGTGCAGGTCACGTCACTTTGTTGCTCGTTGGTGACTGTCTGGAAAACGGTGGCGTGTCACAAGGTGGCGCAATCAACGCCGCTGGACGCATCGACATGACGCTGTCCGAGCAGTTGCGCGTGTATCGCCGCACGCTACAAGTCATGGTCATGGACTGGCTAGAACAGTCAGAAACGTTGACCGTTGCTGTAGTGGGAGGCAACCACGACAATGTGGAACGCAACGGCAAAATTGAGCGCAACGTCCGAGACTCCTGGGCACTGGAAGGTGCATCAAGTGTCGCTGACGCAATGGACCTATCAGGTTACGGTGACCGCATTGCATGGGTCATGCCGCAACCTAACGAGGTCACAGTGTCGTTGATGGTTGCTGGGACACAGATTGGTTTGATCCACGGCCACCAAACTCGAGGCAAAATGCGTGACTATGTCGCTAACCATGCCTTGTCGCGTGAAGCATTCGGCGGCAGCGACATCATCGTTTCTGGCCACTATCACCATTTGAAAGTGGACCAGATCGGTCCCAAAACTGTTCACATCCAAACACCTGCACTCGAGGGTGGTTCGGACTGGTACAGGCACGCAACTGGTATTTCCTCACCGGCTGGCAACGTCACATTCCTTACCCGTGACGGGGCATGGAACTCATTGGAAGTCGTATGAACATCGTTGAAGAACGCGCCCAGCATTACGGCCACATTGTTAAAGGCGAAGGCAACATTGCTCGCATCGCAGACCTGTGGAGTGGGTTCCTTAACGTGCCAATCAGTGAACACGATGTCGCTTGGATGATGGTGTTATTGAAAGCCTCCCGATCCAAGCAAGATCCGCAACATTTAGATGACTACACGGATGCTCACGGATATTTGACGATTGCGCAGCAGCTGCGATGAAAATATCGATAGCCGCTGGCGGAGTTGAAGTAACAATCGAAGGACTGAACTACACGCGAAAACAAGTCGCTGACCTACTTGGCGAAGTCGCCGGTATTGCCATTGCGCTTGACGATGTCGGGCCTGCCCCAGTTGAGCCGGAACCTCGAGGTTTCGGTTTCCGGCTAGGCGCGGACACTGAACTCGCTGGAATAGAAGAAATTGACTTGTCGGAGTATTTCGAAGAAGAAGAATAAGCCAAAAGGTGAGTGCCGCGCAGCACGGACCCCCTGCATTAGCCCCGTAAATGGGTGCAATGCAGGGGGTCTCTTTTGTGTTTCTAGTCGGACTTCATGCCAAACGTTGAGAGGTAATACACGAGCGACACGACAGCCATGAACAGAGATGCAATGAATGCGATCACAATGAATGTTTGTGCGCCCTTAACGTCGCCACCACCAACACTGACAATCGTGGGCAACGTTAATGCTGCAGCCATAAAAATCAGCGACAGCATCCCGGTAGCAATCGCGGACAGGAGTTTCGTTTGGTCCTTCATCATGTTTCCTTATCTCGCAGGGGTTATTTAGGCAACTGCATTGACTGCAGCTGCGAGGGCATCTTCATCAACCATGACATAGCGCACTGTTGTTTGAATGCTGGAATGTCCTAGCAGTTGTTGGGTGACACGAATGTCTTTGCACGCCCGATACGTTTGGGTTGCAAACCTGTGACGTAGCGAATGTGCAGTGTGTGGGGCAGGTAGGACGGCTTCTAAACGGTTGGCGACATAGTCGGGGTTCACTGGACCGTCCCAACGTCCGGGGAACGCATAGCCCTTCACATCGACTAGGGCAGCGGCAAGGATTGGGTGGATTGGGATCCGGCGCACTTTGCGTCCTTTACCTTTAACCATCAAACCCATGTCCGTAATATCATCGGAATGAATACCGGCGATCTCCGCACGCCTCAGCCCAGCGTATGCACCTAGGAGCAGCATGAGTGTGGTTTCTTTATCAGCTGCAGCCAGGGCTTGTTGTAGCGCAACTTCTGGGATGGGTTTAGGTAACCCTTCTGGTGTTGCGATCCTGCGCAAACCCAATGTCGGGTCGGCAGTAACGAGTCCAGTTCGTTGCGCCCATTTATAGAACGAACGTAGCGACGCGAGCATGGACTTGCGTGCTGATGGACTGGTATGGGCAAGTGACCCCATCCAATCAATGAGATTGTCCTCAGTTACTTCGAGCACTTGCGGATGTCGCGCAGCCAATCTGAGCAAGTGATACCGACGTAGTCGAATAGTGCTGGCAGCTGCATCGCCTGCGGCATACCAGTCACACCATCGTTCGATGAGGTTGATGCTCATTGCTGTGTCCTCCGGGGAAGTAGAGGTGCGCATGTCTAACAGTGAGACAACGTTGTCGTAACCAATCTGAGTGTTTTGCATGGTCATGCCGCAACTTGTCCATAGACATTTGGGGGAAGGTCCGGACATTCGGGGCGCAAAATAAATATTTCTGCGCCATGATCCGATTCTTTTTCAAACGATGAATCGGAGGGTTCTTGGTTCGAGTCCAAGTGGGGGAGCAAATTACGTTCAGGTTCAACGGCTGATGGGTCAGGTTCAAGACCTATCAGCCAGTTGAGCGCCACCTCTGGCTCATATTTTGGTAGTCGCATTACTGGGCGGTCTGGATCGAATCCAGCCAGCCATACGGATGAAACACCTGTGAATGCCTCAATCTTTTGGCAAGCGCCGATCAGATCGCGTGGACCATTGTTGCCGCATTCCCACTGTGTGTAGGAAGCAGCTGATACACCGATCTTGTTGGCAAATTCCCTTTGGGTCAGTCCTGACACCAAACGCGCTTTGCGCAGTCGGTCAGCAAGTGACCAACTAGGGATGAACGCAGTAGCAGTTTGTGTACTCATAACGCAAGTCTAGGCATATCTAGGCAGATATCCCAAACTCTCACAAAATATTTTACCAAAACTTGGTGTTTCATTTGACTTGCGATCTAAGCATGGCTAGATTTTACCCATGAAACCTAAGCATGACCCAGAAAACGAGTTGCTACGGCTGTCACAAGCTGCACAACTCGTTTGCGTGCATCCCGAAACTCTACGCCGCTGGGCAGACAACGGAAAGGTCCGATTCGTACGGACTCCGGGAGGGGAACGCCGCTTCTACCGCGATGACCTTCTCGAAGCCGTCACCCCGATTTCTTGACGGCAGTTGGGAAGCCTGCCGCCAAGGAAACCCCCAATAACTAAATAACCCCCAACCACTGCACATCACCTGGCAGTGCACAAGCAGTGGGTGGGGGCTCCCATCCAAACCACGCACCTGAAATGCGAGGCAACACATTATGAACGCAGCAACATATTGGACGCTAGTGGCAACAGTCACAGCCCTAATCTTCACCATTCGTCACTACGAGCACGCACTACGCGCAGCCAACGACGAAATCAACTACCTCACATACGAGCTAGAAGACTCACAAGTATTCACAGACATCGTCCTCGCAGACGGTTTCGAACTCGACCAACACCTCGGTGGTGCTCAGTGATAAACGAAACCGCAATCACCGCACTCGCGGAACAAATCCACCAACAACACCACCAAGGCAACTGCGCAGACATCCACCCAATCCTGCATTCGCAGCAAGTCAAAGGCTTCTACGCAAAAGCAATGCAGGAAACACGATGAACCTACTTCTCCTCATCACAGGCATCGCGCTCGCCTCATTCATTACAGGCCACACCGTTGCACTCCAACGAGTGCGCCGCGCAACCCAAAAACAACTCCAGATTTACCGCACCTTGCTGCAAGTAGGCAAAGGACACGAGTGATGCAACTCCTGGCACAGATCGGTTTCGCACTGATTGTTGTCGGGGTGCTCATCTCATTCATTACTGACTGAAAGGAACCACCATGAATACCAAGCCCTTCGATGTCTCAGCTCGCCGACCGTCTGGAGATGCGTGATAGGTGCGGCAGTCCTCGCGGCTGCCCTAACCCTCAGCCCAACGGCAGTGATGCACCACGCCACACAAGTCCCAGCACACATGCAGGACTTCAAAGCCTGTGTAGCTCACAGAGAAAGCCACGGAAACCCAAAAGCCATTGGAGACCAATCCAGTGCCAGAGGTAAATACCAATTCCTCAAAGCATGGAACCACGGATTGCCATACCAAGTAGCTGAACGGCTTACACATTTTGGGATGAGCAAAGCAGAAGCAAACCGCATCCGCACCACCCTGCAACACAAAACGATCGACAAATGGAGCGAACAACTCCAAGACGTTGCCTTCGCCGCAGTGATCGCACATCACAACGGCTGGCGGCACTGGTACATCGCCGGAAGTCGATGCAACCAACTCGCAAGCAAGTAACCAGAAAGGAAAGTCATGTCACGCACAACGCTCGTTGCAACAGAGCAAATCAAATGCTCTGAATGTGACTTCCTCATCAACATGGGCGAACACATCGTCCTTGGCGACTGGGGATGGACGCACGTTCTCTGCTCAGAGGAATGCGACTAATGCCAATCAAAAACGACGGCATCGACTACGGGTCACACACCTACGTCACATGGTGCAACTGCGGATGGCGCGAACTGGCATCCACAACACGCGAAGCAATCCAACGCATCGCCGATCACCGATACAACGTGCATGACATCGAATTCAGCAAGGCTTACGCCGCTGTCCATTCGCGTTCAGCACGCGCAAGGCGAGCAGTGAACGCATGACATCAATCACGCTGCACGTTTACGGGACACCAGCACCGCAAGGCTCAAAACGCCACGTCGGTGGGGGACGACTCATTGAATCAAGCAAAAAGGTTGGCCCATGGCGTGAAGCCGTTGTGTCTGAGATCCAGCGCAGCGGCTTCACCGACCTACGCATGGACGGTCCAATCATCGTCAGCGTCATCTTCTACCTGCAACGCCCAGCAAGCCACAGCAACACCAAAGGCATCAAACCAAGCGCACCAGTTTGGCCAGCCAAAACCCCCGACTTGGACAAAATCCTGAGATCCACTTTTGACGCACTCACGCAGTCGCAAGTCATTACGGATGACTCACGAATCGTGTCCACATATGCCTGCAAGCAGTACGCAGACGACAGAGCACCTGGCGCTGCGATCCATTTAACAGAAGCACTGGAGATAAAAGCATGAGCACACACACTGACACCGTCATCCTCGATGACGAATATTTAGCAGCTGCACGCGAACTTGTTGAAATTGCGGCAGAAGAAAAAGCACTCGCAGAACGCAAAATTGAAGCCAAACGCATCATCGAAAAAGTGTTGACCGTTGGTGACCGTGGAGTGAGCCCAGATGGGGAACTCCTCGTCGCGGTACGTGCAGGCGCTGCACGCTTCAAGCCAGAACTAGCAGAAGCAAACCTACCAGCCGACCTCGTGGCCTCTATCAGCGTCACAGTGCCCGACAGTAAGCGAGCAAAAGCAATCCTCTCACCGGTCCTCTACGACCGTTGCGTGGAATACAACAAGCCATCAGTAGTAGCGCTATGAGCATCAGCTACGGGCCCACATGGGTCATCGAATCAGCCGCCGACGGCTGGAACGTCATGGACAACAACTGGAAAGTAATCGCACGTTTTGACTCCCCTGCAGAGGCATACCAATTCACAACCGATGTTTGGGGAAACAAATGAAAAACAAGCTGAAAAACGCAAAAGAACTAGCAATATTTATGGTGCTGTCATTACCAGTCGCAGCAGTTCTCTTGTTTGCACTGATCGGCATTGAAGCAGTGTTCTTCAACGGATGTGCAGCATGAGCAACTGTGTGGCCTGCAACGAGGCGATAGACCCAGCACTAAAAATCCTTATCCACCCGACGTGCGACGCGAACCCCGAAATTCTTGCCACCGAGATTTTCCAAATGGTCGAACAAGACATCGTCGGACAACCAAGGTCACAACAGCGACGTATTGGACCATCAGAACTAGGTGTTCCATGCGACCGCCGTATTGCCTACCGACTATCCGGTACACCAGCAGTCAACGACCGTGGCGCGGCATGGAAACCATACGTGGGCACAGCAGTACACGAGCAGATGGCGAACCTCGTAGCAAAAGCAGAATTGCAGCGATTCAGCCAAAACAACACGGCCAGTGAGCGTTGGAAAGTTGAAGAAAAAGTCAACGTCGGCAGGATCGGAAAAACAGACATCACTGGCAGCTGTGACCTATTCGACGTACATCACGGAGCAGTGTGGGACTGGAAGTTCACCACACGCAACCAAATCCGTGAAAAGTACCGTCCGCACGGACCAGGAGACCAATACCGGATCCAAGCCCACCTCTACGGGCGCGGATTCGCACGCCAAGGATTCGACATTCGCACCGTCGGCATCATCTTCATGACCCGCGACGGCGAATTCACCGACCGGCACGTGTGGCATGAGCCATACGACGAACAAATCGCAATCGACGCACTCGCTCGAGCAACCAGCATCGCCACAAGCATCGACGTACTCGGTTCGGAATTCACACTCGAGTCACTCCCAACAGCGGACAGCCACTGCAACTTCTGTCCATGGTTCCGATCCGGAGCCTCACAAATTGGTCAGGCATGTCCTGGGCATCCGAAAGAAACCGCACCACAGAAAACACTCACACAACTCATAGGAGCATGACATGTCACTCATTGCAGAAGCACTCAACGGCGGCGGCGGCCAATACTTGAAATGGGAAACCCCCGGCACGAGCTACACCGGAACCATCACCGAAGTCACCCTTCGTCAATCACGCAAGTTCGAATCAACCGACCTTGACACGTGGGACGACGGCAGCCCCAAAATGCAGATCGTTCTCGCACTCGCAACCGACTACCGCGACCCCATCAACCCAGACGATGAAGGCAACCGCCAACTATCCATCAACCTGTGGTCAGGACAAAAGAAGTCACTCGTAGCAGCCTGCAAAGCAGCGGGAGTTACCGAGCCACAGGTCGGGCAAGTATTCACAGCTACACACGTCAGCGGTATCGGCACAGCAAAAGCACCGCGCGTATTCGAATACAAAATCACCCCAGCACCAACCGGAATTGCTGCAGCGCTTGGGGAAGCGCCAGCAACCAAGGTGGAAACAGCCGCGCCAGCGGCAGCCAACCCAGCAGAAACCGCGCAAGCGCTCCTCAAAGCTGGGCTCGATGTTGAACAAGTAGCGGCAGGTTCAGGACTTCCGCTCGCAGTAGTGCAGGCACTCGCAAACGCCAACGCATAAACATCACGGCAGCCCGCACCCACTAACCAGGTGGCGCGAGTTCACGACTCATGCGGGCACTTACCAACTAGCAAAAGGAAACAGCATGAACCACAGCGATCTACTCGAAGCAGCCCTGCAATGGCACGCAACTGGAGTGGTCCCATTCCCAGTACGCACCGACAACAGCAAGGCTCCACAGTTATCGACGTGGACCAAATACCAAAACCAAAAACCAGCACTCAACGAAATATTGGCATGGTTCGGATCAAACAACACCGACGGCATCGGAGTCCTCACCGGCCAAATCAGCAACCTAGAAATGGTTGAACTAGAAAGCCGCGCAATGCAAGAAGGCGCACTCGAACAACTCAAACAACACGCAGCTGACAACGAAGCAACCGAAATCCTCGACCGCATCATGGCCGGATACACCGAAACCACACCATCAGGAGGCATCCACCTCCTCTACAGGATCGCCAACGGCACACCACGCAAAAACACGAAACTCGCACGCCGCCCATCAACCCCACAAGAACTCGCAAACAACCCGAAACAGAAAACACAACTCCTCGCAGAATCACGAGGCGAAGGCGGATTCGTAGTCGTCGCACCATCATTCGGACGCACACACGAAACCGGAAACAGTTGGGAACTCACCAGCGGCGGAATCCCACACATCGCCACCATCGAAATAGAAGAACGCGACCGCCTCTGGTCAATCATCCAACTCCTCGACACCGTCCCACAAGCCCCAGAACTCGCAACCCAACAACCATCCAAAATCCTTGGATCACGCGCAGGAACACGCCCAGGAGACGACTACTGCCAACGCGAAACGTGGGAAAACATTCTCCAGCCACACGGCTGGACACGCGCCTACCGCATGGGCAACGGATACGCATGGCGCAAACCCGGCAAAAACAGTGCAGGCATCAGCGCAACCACCGGACAATCCATCGACGGCATCGACCGCCTATTCGTATTTAGCACATCAACAGAATTCGAATCAGAACGCCCCTACAACAAATTCGCCGCCTACGCACTCCTCGAACACGCCAACGACTTCACCGCAGCAGCACGCGACCTCGCCACACAAGGCTACGGAACACAACCACAACAAGACACCACCATCACACCCACAGCAGCCCACACAACCACCCAGCAACACGAAAACACACAAACCCTCACCCAAACCCACACCAACACCACAACACACCCAGAAATCGCCGCATCAACCCTCATGCTGTCCGAAGACGGATTCAGCCAAGCACTCATCGCAGAACACGGCGCAAGCATCCGCTACTGCTCCGAACGAGGACGCTGGCTCCACTGGGACGGATCACGCTGGCAATGGCAAGCAGCAGGCGGCGGATTCATCAAAGAACTCGCCAAATCAGTCGCACGCCAACTCCCAGACGGACAACAAGCCGAACTGAACCACAAGAAACGCTGCAGCTCAGCAACAGGAATCGCCAACGCACTCACCCTCGCATCCACCGACTACCGCATCGCAGTCAGCATCGACGAACTCGACGCACGACCATGGGAACTCAACACCCCCGGCGGAATCATCAACCTCAAAACAGGACAACTCCAACCAAGCGACCCAACCAAACTACACACACGCAGCACCACAGTCGCCCCAGACTTCACCGCCAACCAAACCGCCTGGACAACATTCCTCAACACCACATTCCAAGGCGACACAGAAATCATCAACTGGATCCAACGACTCATGGGCTACGCCTGCGTAGGCAGCGTACGAGAAGCCATCCTCCCCGTCTTCTACGGACAAGGAGCCAACGGCAAAACCGTCCTCCTAGAAACCATCCAAATGATCCTTGGCGACTATGCCACCGTTGCCCCTCAGAAGTTTCTCGTGCAGGGCATGACCCAGCACGCGACCGAGATCGCAGCCATTGCCGGTGCTCGCCTAGTCATTGCGTCAGAGACCAATGAGGGCGAGCGCTTTGATGAAGCCAAGGTCAAGATCCTCACAGGTGGCGACAGCATCAAGGCCCGATTCATGCGACAAGATGAATTCACCTTCACCCCATCGCACCTGCTGGTGATGATGACCAACCACCGGCCAGAAGTCGGATCAGGCGGAACAAGCTTCTGGCGGCGACTACGCGAAGTCCCATTCACCCACGTCGTCCCACCCGAACAACGCGACCCAGAACTCCGCGAAAAACTCACCGAACAACACGCCCCAGCAATCATGGCCTGGCTCGCACAAGGAGCAGCCCTCTACGCAGCGTCAGGACTCAAAGAACCAGAAATCGTCAAAACCGCAACCAAAACCTACGAACAATCCACAGACACAGTCGCCAGATTCGTCGACGACGTATGCCTGATCGGTGGCGGCGAACACGTCAAAATTCAAGCCGGAAAAGTCCGCGACGCATACGAACACTGGTGCGCACAAGAAGGCGAAACACCCGTCAACATCAAAGCCTTCGGAACCGCAATCAAAACCCGATTCGGCATCGGATCCAGCCGAGACATGCGCTCAAGGTTCTACACCAACCTGTCATTACTCGGCGGCACAGATGACGAATAACACCAAAAACACCATGACAGGTATGACAGAACAAAAAAACGAATTCATATCCAGAAAACCTGTCATACCTGTCATGCCCCTCACAAAACACCAACAACCCGTCATTTCCCATGACAGGTATGACAGGTATGACAGGTGGTTGGTTAACACCACACGCGCGCGCATAGCAACTAATACAAACAACCCGTCATACCTGTCATGCAAACAAGCAGACCAAAAATGACAAACACCAACACACTTCCAAACTGGATGCGAGAAATGCTCATCGCAAAAGGAGCACTCACAGAAACCGGACTCAGCAGAAAAGCCAAAATCCTCACCCACCGGCCCTGCGGAATTCCATGCCTAGCCGGACTCGACGCACCCAACTGCGCACTCGAAACATGGTGCGACCTCACCGAGTTATCCACAACCGGAGAAGCCCAAGCACTACTTCAAGGAAGACGAACCCTCCAACTCCGAACAGACGGAACCCTCAACTACCGAGACCACTGGCACATCAAATCCACACCAGCCGGAAACCGACACCGCATCTTCGCAACCCACAGCTGCAACAACCCAGCCCCAGACACCTGGGCAACCACCCACACACACGCCACCTACAAGCCACAAGCCACAACCAAAGAAGGGTTCCCGTTCTAATGATCGCCAGCCACCCACACACCTGCATCCTGTGCCCACAACGCAACCGAGCCACCGCACTCCAAACAGGCCACGTCTGCCACAACTGCACCAAATGGATCGGACAACTCCTCACCGACATCAACCACTACGCACAACAAGCAGCAGCATCCATCCCACCAAAACCCGGCACAGGAACAGGCGCACCCAGCTACGGCAGCAAACCACCCATCAACCTCGACGCATGCGACCCAGAACTCGCAATGATCGAACTCAACCAAGGCGACCCCAGCAGTGCAGTGACCATCCTCGAAATGCTCGAAATGTGGGAACGCTCCATCCGAGAAGACCGACACCTCACCGCCTACGGGATCGCATCCGCGCAACGCAACACCACAACCAAGACACTGCCAACGCTCACCGGAATCACCACATTCCTCACCACCCAAACCGACTGGGCAACCAGCAGTGAAGATTTCAACCTCGAGGAATACGCCTCCCACCTACGCAGGGCAGTCAACACACTGCGCCGCTGGGACCCCGAAACAACCCAAATAGGTACACGCATCCACTGCCCAGGAATCATCGACAACACCATTTGTGCAGCAACCATCCGCATCACCACAGAAGGCAACCCAATCCACTGCCACAACTGCGGCAGCGACTGGACCCTCGGCTGGCTCATCGCATCCATCGGAGACCAAGCCGACGGCTGGGCAGACATCGAAGCCATCACACACCTCGCAGGAGTCCACGCACGCACAGTCAGGCGCTGGGCCAACAAAGGAAAAGTCCGCAAACAAGGACTCCTCTACAACATCAAAGACATCACCCAACAAATCAAACTCGAAGTGAGCATCTAATGGCAATGGAAGACAGAACCATCACACCCACAGCCCTCGACAGCGCCTACATCGACGGACGCAACGACGCAGCTGACTCAATCACCAACAGTTGCAGACACACCATCCCCGGCCTCGTATGCACACCCTGTGTCCGAGCAGCAGTAATCGCTAGGGGAGACAACTACGACGACACCCCACACTGGAAGGAACCAGCATGAGCACCCACGACCCACTCTGCCCACTCAAAAACCTGTCAATGCTGAAATCAGGATGCCCACAATGCAACCTGATCGAACTGGCCAGAGCAGACGAACGATCCAAGATGGAGGCCAAGTCATGAAGCAGTTCTACGGCAAATGGAAATACTCAAAGAAACAACAAGCATGGATCTGGAAATGGAAGAAAAGGAAAGTACAACCATGAAACACCACGACCCGTACTGCCCAGCAATCCGGCCACACACCTCAGAACTCTGCATGCACCCACAAACCGCAACCTGTGGAGTTTGCATCCACGACTGCCTCTGCGACCTACTCACCATCATCCGCCTAGACGAATCCCTCAAATCCAACCTGCAACGAATCCAAAGACTCGAAACACAACTCAAAGCATTAAACGCGACACGCCACCACAACATGTAGTGGTATTCGTTTGCGGTGTGTCCACATCTTGTGGTACGCTAGCGCCAGCGCAACAACTGTGACCAACACACTTGCTGCGCTTTCGCTATTTACGCCGCAGGGTAGAGCAGTCCGGTCAGCTCGCTTGTCTCATGCACAAGAGGACGCAGGTTCAAATCCTGCCCCTGCCACTAACCCTGCAGACACGACAGGACAACCAACATGCCCACGCTCGCAGAAATAGACGAAGCATTGGGACACGCCAACTCAGTACCACTGGACGAACGTGGAACCATGTGGATGTCATTCGTAGACCGGCTACTCGAAGAACGCAACCAAGTCAGCGCACATGCGACCGCTTGACCCAGCCGCACACCGCGACCGGTACAAAGGCCAAGACATTTACGTCATCGGCTCAGGACCAAGCCTCAACCACATCCCAGCATCATTCTTCAACAATAAGATCCTCGTATCGGCAAACCACGGATCAATGAAAGTCCTCGACCGCGTCGACTACCTCGTCACCAAATATCACCGCCACGCTTGGGAATACCAAGAATGGTGGCCCCACATCCCAACCGTCGTACCACGCTGTGAAGTAGGCGACAAGTTCGGTCTACAGCTGCCAGCCAACAGCCCATTCATCGTGGTTGAAACTAACCACAACACATACGACAAATGGACCGCCGCTGACTGGCCCACCGAACCCAACGCACTCATCGCCACCTGGTCAACCATCGCAACCGCGATGCACTGGGCAGCACACCTCGGAGCCGCCAACATCATCATGGTCGGACACGACTGCGGACACATAGACGAAACCGGGAGAGTTCCCAACTACCGGGAAGAAGCAGACGGAGTCCTCAACGATGACGGTGATTCATGGATGTGGCAACAGTTCGACCAACAATCACGGATCGTGAAAGCAGAACTCATGCAACGTTACAGCTGCACTGTGACCAGCCTGAACCCATTCATTAACATGAACCTCGAGGGTCACGGCTGGCGATCTTTCGCAGGGTCCCTGAATGTCTGACATTTGGGTGGTTGTACCAACAGCCGGTCGTGACACTCTTACCCAAGCAATAGACAGCACAGGGATCCCACGCAACCACACAGTGGTAATCCTCACGCGAGATGACATCACCGCACCCGACGGATGCCATACAATCCTCGACCTCGAGCCCATCAACATTCACCGATGGTGGAACAAAGGAATCGAACACGCCATTAGTAACGGCGCGCGTTACATCGCAGTCATTAACGATGACGTGATGATGGATCAAGAAGCGATACCACAACTGGTATCAAGCATGAACGGATACTCACTCTCAAGTCCAGGCTATTCAGCAACAGTCACGAACCCAGACAAGGGACATCCCATGTCGATCACTGGATCCTGTTTCGTTATCGATACAACATTCGATCTCAGGCCAGATGAGGGATACCGCTGGTGGTACGGAGACAACGATCTGGACTGGAAAGCCCGAAAGAATTTTGGGGGTCTCGTTCTTGTACCCGTCAACTTCCAGCACCTCACACCTAACCACCTCACGCTGAACTCGTACATGCTTCAAGAGTTAGCGCAGATGGACAAGGACCGATGGTCCCAGCAGTGAGCGAAGGTAAACACGATGCCATTAAAGCCTTGTCTTGACTGCGGATCATTGAGTGCCCAGCACCGATGCCCAGAACATCTGGCTGAGTGGAGAGCAGCGAAACAGAAAGGCCGCGTTCGTCCTAGCGCCCACCGTCGTGGGTATGACGCAGCGTGGCAGAAGCTGCGCAGAACAATGATCGCAAACCAACCGTTCTGCACGTTCTGTGGAGCAACGAAAGACCTCACGCTCGACCACATCGTGGCTCGTAGCAAAGGTGGAGAAAATTCTCGAGACAACGCGCAGGTGTTGTGTCGATCTTGTAACTCGCGCAAGTCTGATCGGGAAAACTTTTCCGGTTGATGGGGGGCGGGGTCAAGGAAATTTTCGGGTGCGTCAGAC